GTCTTCTGGTCTTACGGTAATTGCAGGTCCATCAAAACACTTTAAGTCAAATCTTTCATTGCTTATGGCATCCGCATATTTGAAAAAGCACAAGAAAGCTGTATGTCTACTATATGATACTGAGTTTGGTATCACACCAGAGTATCTTAAGTCTATGGATGTAGACCCTGATCGCTGTATTCATACACCAATCGAACATGTAGAACAACTTAAATTTGATTTAACTAAACAACTAGAAAACATCGAACGCGGTGATAAGGTTGTTATTGTAATTGATTCTGTTGGTAACCTTGCATCAAAGAAAGAATTAGAAGATGCACTTGACGGTAAGTCTGTAGCAGACATGTCTCGTGCTAAAGCTCTTAAGTCTTTGTTCAGGATTTCTACACCATATCTCACAACACGTGATATCCCAATGATTGCAGTCAATCACACTTACAAAGAAATTGGATTATTCCCTAAAGACATCATGTCTGGTGGTACCGGTATTTACTACTCAGCCAACCAGATTTTCTTCATGGGTCGTCAGCAAGAAAAAACCGGTACAGAAATTACTGGTTATAATTTCATGCTTGGTGTAGAAAAATCTCGCTTTGTGCGTGAAAAGACTCGCTTACCATTGAGTATTTCATGGGAAGGTGGTATCAACAAATGGTCAGGCTTACTCGATGTAGGTCTTGATACTGGTTGGATCCAAAAGCCATCCGTTGGTTGGTTTGAAGGTGTTAATAAAAACACTGGAGAAGTGCTTACAGGTAAGACACGTCAAAAAGACACAAACACCGCAGATTTTTGGTTACCATTGCTTAAAGCTGGATTTGCTGATGCTATCCAACAAAGATTTGCAATTGGCTCAGTCAAAGCTGTAGTAGAGGATATCGAAGTAGAGGAGAATAATGATGCCGAATCCGAAGAACTTTAAACCATTCCTTGACCCTGAAGGCGGTCAATGGATTCAGATTACAGGCGCATCTAAATATAAAGGTGTAGTCTGGCGTCCAGTAGATATTGAAATGACCGAAGAAGATGATAAACTAAAATTTGAAATTGAGTTTCTCACCATGGAAGGTACTGAAAGTATGTACATGCATGATGAAAACTTTCACAAATTAGCCGGTGATGTCATCTTAGATATTATCAATGAAACTGTAAATCAAGCTGCCCCACAGGTATAATCAAATATGTCAGTAAACTCACGTCAAATGCGGCTTGGCATTTTGTACAACTTAATGTTGTCTGAAGACTATTGCCGCAAAGTACTTCCATTCATACAGGAAGAATACTTTGAGACACAAGGTGAAAAGGTACTTGCTCAAGAAATTGCAAAGTATTTCAACAAATACAATGCAGCTCCATCTAAAGCAGCAATGTCTATTGAAGTTGAGTCTCGTACAGATTTGACTGAACCCATCTATAAAGAAGTTCAATCATTTCTAGAAAAAGCCGATGAAGTACAACCTATTGATAAACCAGAATGGCTGGTGAACAAGACTGAAAGTTGGTGTCAAGAACGTGCCATTGTCAATGCCGTATACAAAGCGGTTGATGTCATTGGTGGTGATGACCATAAGACTCCTATGTCTGCACTTCCAGATCTTCTTCACCAAGCCATTGGCACATCATTTGACA